AATAACATTACGAATATGATCAGCAAATACAGGTGACCATAAATACCAATAAAACCTACGAAGGCGTTTATGAGTAAAGAATCGGGCAATAAGTACATCACCAAAATCTAACATTAAAGTTGGCATAAACTCCATCCATGCAACAAGTTCTTGAAATGTTGCGTTGACAGTTCTATATGCTTCTTTACAACCCATTCCAGTAAATAGGCTCCAAAAAGAAACTTGAACAGCTCGTATCTCAATGATAGCATCGGGATCCGGGTCAGGGGGGGTAAGCCATTCTAATGGCGTAGGTTCAAATTCTGCCTGATTCTTAAAATAATCTGGATATATAGCAGTTTCATCGTTATCAGGACTAGCAAATACATTTAAACTATACTGTAAATCCAACGAAGTATCAGATGCATGAGAATTTAAAATACCTTGTGGCTCACATTGAGGCACTTCAGTATTTTGTGCACATTTACACATCTTTCCAACTCGTCTACATGTTTGACACAATTGCATCTTTTCGACAAGAGTACTTTGAATATCTTGTAATACACCTTGATTTTTCATATGTACATCGGCTTTCATATAACAATATTCCATTGTTTCGAATATGTCAAATTTATAGCCTGTATCCAATGAAGGTCTAAAATTAGAATCTAATTCTATCATACCTGTATTAGATTGAGATGAACATTCAGAAATAATAATTTCCCAAATATCAGGCATAGGATCAGTTCCAAATTTACGAATAACTTCATTACTATCCATGCGTGTTTCACCTGGTAAACAAAATTCAGGTTTAATACGAACATCTAAATTAATAATCATACGTCTTCTAATAGATTCAGTACAATTAGAATATTGATTAGCAACTTGCTCAATTTTACAGTTACTAGTATAACATGTAATTTTAGGAGTATGGGGAGTGACCCCTTTACCTTCAATTTCTGCTTTATTAGCAAAAAGTGGAGCATTATTGTTGTGATCAACAATCTTTTGGGTAGGTGCAGATTCTAAATAATCAGCTTTAGTATTCATAACATCATCAGTTAAGTAAGCATGAACTCCACCAGTAATGGTGGAATCATACTTATCTTGCTCATTAATGCTTGCAATACGATCCAATTCATCATTAGGTACTCCCATATAACTAAGGAGTGATTTAATAAATAATTGTGATAAAGAAGATTTTCCCACACCAGAATTTCCATAAATCCACATGGATAACGGAGCTTTCCTAAATTTTCCATTAGAACGACGTGCATTAAAATCAGCTCTCCATCCAATCATACGATCAAGACGTGTTTGAAAAAATGAAGTTTGCCAAGTATTTTTACTTAATTTCTTACATTTTTTACAAAGAATAATTGCT